TAATGAGTGACTGTGAATCACTCAGTAAAGGACTATTACTAGTCCCTTAGAGAGTGGATCTATTTCTTATAGTTAGAAGCTAAAGAACCATAAAGACTTGAGAACTTAGCGAGTGCTGGTTCTGATGCTCTACGTGCTTCACGTCCTAACTGTTTCACATCAATAATTGCTTCTGTAAAGTGCTTGTTATGCTCCTTAACTCTTAGTTTGAAATCAGTTAGATACTGTTTCACAGTTAGGAAGCTTTCAGCTGCCAAGTCACGTTCCTTAAGAGCTTTAGAGAGTTGACGACGTAGTAAGGCGTTCTCGTTATCTGTATTAGATAAGATATCCTTCTCAACGTGCCACTGATCCCACAGCTCTTGACGTGTCCACGCCTTGCCAGTAGTGGTGTTGATGTGATCGAATGAGTTACTCATTGGATTGAAAGGGTTAGGTTGTCCAGTTGCGTCAGTTGTTGTCTGACTCATGCCAAGTATTGCTGCTACCTAGCCATTGTACAGCTCAGCTGTTGTAACTCTTAACAGTCCTAGCTGGCTCTCAGTTGGGTCGTTGGTCGTGTGTATAAATAAAAATAAATATATGAGTATTAGTACCCTTGTGACGCTTTTTCGACCGGCCTAGGGGGTAATCTGGCCGCCGGTATATGCGAAAGGTGCTCAGAAATTAGCAGCAAAAACCTTTTTATGGGCCTTATTAGCCTTCTTAATCAGCTTCTGAGCCTTTTTACGGGTTAAACAGACTTGAGCTTTAGCAGATATCTTTAAAAGTTTCTTTTCTTGCTTATTCACCAATCAATATCACGTAAAAACCAATAAATAAACGTAGATAACAGGACCACAACGCTAAAAAGTACTAAATCGTTAACGGTCAACTGTTACGAGACCTATTCCAACTCTGAGATCTTACTTCTAAGTTGTCACGTTTGTTATCTCTAGGGTTACCGTTCTTATGATGAACATCTCCCTTAGGTTTACCACCTTTAACCTTTTTAATCAGAGCCAAAGCAGCGTTTCTACTAGCTCTGTTCTTAATCTGCTCAGGACGTCCCTGGTAATTATCGTATTCTTTCCGGTAGTTCCTAGTCATAATAGTTTTAAGAGTATTAGTAATACTTTAAAGCAGTTATATTACTAATAAAAACCCTTTTAAAACAGTTATTAAACTGTTATTAAACCTTATAAGGTTATTATAACTATTAATAGTAGTACTGTTAAGAATATTTGGTTCTCTTAATAAAGGTTTTACATTTGATCTAACCAATTAGACCCTCCACCAGCTCCAGCTTTAATTTTCTTAAGGTCTTCTAAAGTTTTAGCGTAACCGAGTACTCCTACGTTTAATCCTCCTTCACCTTGAATAAATTGACGTTCTAGTTCCCACTGTTCTCTTTCTCTACTTTTTATTGCTTTTCGTTCTGTTAGAGCCATGTTCTCAGTAAAGTACTGAACAGCCATTGCAAGAGCATCAAGTCTATCGTCGTGACGGATCGAGTTCTTCTCTTTGGAAACACGGGTCATTTGCCAAAAGAGTTGATATTGAGATCTAGTTTCGCTTGGATAGCACTCAGTAGTGGAGATATCTTTAGCGATTATTTCAGTGTCTACCATGAGCCGGTGTTGGTTCATGACTGGCTCAAGAGTCTCAATAATTCTGAGTTCCTTTTGTTTTGTATGTCTGACCTCTTCAATGGTGCAGGGATAGATCGTACCAAGGTAACGTTTAAGAAGTTCACTAAACATTCCAAGACCAAGGTTACTCTCAACAAGTATTTCTTTGACTTTGAACTCTTTCGCGATATGTGCCAACTGTTTAAGGTTAGTCTCACTGTATCCACCTCTCAAGCCACTAGAAGCGAGAAGAAAGAGATTACCGTTGAGGTAGGCGACTACAGCATATCCAAGCTCATCGCTCCCTTTACCGGAGGGATCAATAGCAAGAACAACACCTGTGTACGGAATGAATTCAGATCCGATTTGGGCGGGTTTGTAAAAGAGATCACCGTGCAGTCCTACTGAGGGAATATCAAGAGCTTTATCACCGTTAGCACTCCAAACAACCCTGTCAGGGCCTTCTGTTCTGTTAATTCTAAATACACATAAATCTTGAAGTTTTAAGGGGTATCTCTCTTCATCAGAGAGGCTAATATCAAGAAGGAACTGGAGGTTAAACGTCGACCTTCCAATTGATTCCTTACGTGCCTCTAGTTCCTCCCAACCAAAGCGTTCTGGATCTGTAGGGTGACTAGCGAGAGTTTTATCGTTATCAAGGTCTGTTTGGATCTTAGGAGCTAAGCGGTTTCCATAATAATTTTTACGTTTAGCCGCAGTAGGGTATAGGGCTGGCCAAATTCGAGGAGAATAACCAGCTAGTTCTAATTTGGCGTAGATACTGTCTTGAGTATGAGGAGTACCAAGGAAAACTATTTCTCCTCCAGGTTTTATAACTGAATCGAACTCTTTAATAGATTCTCGTAGCTTGTCACGTATAAGCTGCGTCTCACAGCTCTGAGGGGTCTCTACGTCGTCCGCTACGATCAGATCAGCCCTAGACCCAGTGATCTGTCCAAAAATACCACTAGAGCGCACTGAGGGGCTCTGATCGGGCTTAGAGCCAAACACGTCAAAAGCAACTTTAGAGAACCTCTGAGTGTCACTAGGGAACAAATCTTGCACCATGAACCAGTTTCTCAAGAGGTCGTGACAAAACACACTGAAAGCGTCTGCACGATCTTGAGCGGCTGAGATGACTAAAACCTTTGTATCTGGGTTCTTTCTTAGTCTCCAAAGCACATAACCAGCTGTAAGGAAGCTTTTACCACATCCTCGATAAGCCATGATGATCCTTCTTTTAGGACCGTTTTGGAGATAATCAGCTAATTGATACTGAACCGGCGTAGGGCTAGGAAGCCTTAGAAAGTGCCAGAGATGAGTAGCAAAAACTGGAAAGCTATCGAGCGCTTCCTTAATAGTTTGTTGTTGACTAACACTTCTAGGCACTTATGTAAGATTTAACTTTGGACATATCAATCTCAGGAAGAGCGTTAATCATCTCGCCTATAGCAGAGATGTCACCGTTCTTATCAAGAGTGATACCTTGATCTTTGAGGAATTTAATAGCGTTAGCTAAATCAGAAGCTTTAACGTTGTCAGAGTTAAGCTGATCAACGAGTTTAGTAGCAACTAACCTGTGTAGACCTTGGAGTTCGTCCTCCGTAGCCATACCTAATGATTTTCTTCTAGCCATTATGAGCTTGTGACTTTAGGGTTTGGGAAGAGATTCTTCTCAATTAATTTTACCGCTTGATCGTCTATAGTGTTATCAGTGGTAGAAACTAACTTTTTCAGAACATCTACTACAAGCCTTTTAGCTGACTCAGATTTAAAGAACGTTAGAAGAATAGGACGGATTAGGAGAACCATTAGTTGATAACCGTTGTATAGACAGGATACTACTTTTTGGCTCTCTTAAGTGCTATTAGATCTAAAAGTTTAGAAGCGTACTCAGGATCAGCAGCGGCACTTTGTTGAATTAGGAGCTCTGCAAATAGAAGATATACACTCTCTACATCCATCCGTTCTGGAAGCTGAGCTTCGGCTTCAAGAAGAAGCTTTAGTTTCTCGTGCCAAGAGACGTGAGAAGGAATTTCATTCTTCGGTCCACTACTCCAAATCTCGGCGAAGCGTTCCTCAATACAAAGAGGGATATGCATCTGAAGCATATCAAGAGCCTCTTTCTGATGAAGCTGACCTGAGTAGTAGGTAGCTACATCACGTAGGGAGTATTTCAACGTACCTTAACTTTTGTTATACCTCTATCAGCTTCTCTAGCTGCTTTGATTGCCTTTAGTTCAGTTTCCCACTTTGCTTTACGTATATTCTCTTTTAAACGTTGTCCCTCACGGTGAGCGTACTCCATTTCAGAGTTTTTATATGTGGTTTTTGGTTTGTCAGGCATTGCGTTTCTCCCTAGGTGCGATAACTTTACCGTACCGGTTAACCCAGGTACTGTTTACTCCTACGAATCTAGTAGGTTTTTTAGTTTTTTTCCTCTTTTCGGAGGTTATAGCTTTTTTCGATTAACTTTGTTCCACTTTTTAGTTTGTTTAAACGCTTTCTTTTCTGACTCTTTATAGCCAGAAGGTAGGTTGGCTACTGGTCTTTTAGTTCTTCTAGAATCTAAAGTTGCTTTCAATTTTTCAAGACTAGCGAAACCTAACTCTCTTAAAAGAGCTTTAGCTAATCTTCCTTTACCTCCACCAGCTAAAGAGGCTCCAGCTTTTATAAGACTTTTAGCTCTAGGGTTCATATATTTACCCCAAGCTTTTCCTTGCCTCATAGCGTTATGAAGCTTTTCAACCCTTGCTTTACGTACTTCGGGAGTCTCTCCAGACCAGAAGTTTTTACTTTCTTTAGTCTTGAAACCTCCTTTACCTCCTNNTGAACCACCTTTAGAAGATATTTGACCTTTTCCACCGNCTCCAGTTCTCCTAGCTCCAGTGGCGTTAGCTGTTCCNCTGCTATATCTACCTTGACCTGTTCTAGAGCCTTTTCTTGTTGAACCTGTATGACCTCTTCTAGTTTGTCTTGTTCTACCTTCAAAGTCTTTCTCTTTTGATGGTGGTCCTTGCTGAGATACNCTTGATGGTCCTTTAGGTGGATCTACTCCTCTCACCTTATTGGTCATATAACCCGACCGATATCTCTTCCCTTTACCTGTGGTAACTTTTGGAGCTTTACCTGTTTTAAATCCTGTTCTATCTGCATCCGTAGTAAGTTTTCTAGACCCTTCTGTACCAGCTGAATATCTTCTTTTGATTCTGTTTTGTCTTGATTGATAATCAGATGCTCGTTTATCACCTCTTGTTATTGGTTTATATT